ATACTTAAGGGAACGGGGCATTTCTGTCGGTTCCCTTCTCGTAAGCCACTGCCAGCGAGCGTAGTCGATCACGAGCTCTGCATCATGAACATTATCGACATCGATATCCTTCATCGTCCACTTCTTGACTGCTTCAAGAGCAGCATTCAGAAGAGCCGTGAGTCGCTCATCGTAGACAGTCGTTCCGACTATTCCGATATCGATCTTCAATCTCTCAAGTAACTCGTTCATAGGATCATTCCTCACTTATTCGATTATTCTCAGCCCTCACCGGCAGACTGCAAAGTCAAGCCAGCAAGACTGAATCTCTGAGTTCTCTTGTTTCCCTTGTTGTCGGTCTGAACAACTTCGAAGATCTGGCTGAGATCGTCCTTAATCTTGAAGACACCGTTCTTGTCAGGATCGTTGATGATCTCGACAAGACCTGTACCCTCTGAAGGATTAAGACCAACCTTGCAGCTTGTTGCATCGGAGTCGATGTTAGAGAACTTAAGAGCGAGGAAGTAGCCGTCACCGGCAAGAGGACCGCTGTCAGCGAGTCCACCTTCAATGAACTTAAGCGTTCCGACAATGCTATTGCCCGAAACGGCCACGTCTGCTTCCTGGAATGTGGAAACTTCGTGACCAAAGAGCACGGCTGACTGGGCTTCAGGCGCGACCGTCAGCCCTGTGAGGGGTTTCCCGCGAACTCGACCTCCGTTGTAGGAGCTTCACCGAGACCGATAGCCACGAACGCACCTTTGATGACGGGCTTGCCGTCTGCTCTCATGACGCCCTTAAGGACGGTCTGATCCTCAACAAACTTGTATTCTGTTGATACAGATACAGTCATGACCTTCTTGATCAAGGCAGCATAGAGATCCCAGTAACCAACTACAATGTTGTTGTCAGGGATGAAGTTGAGAACGATGAGGTCGCCACCGTCTACGGGCATCGTGCCCTCAACGGCAGAAACGATCGTGCCTGCTGCTGTGACTTCGAGTCCCTCAGCGACGAGCTTCGTTCTTGTAGTCTCATTACAGATCCAAGTCTTACGACCTCTGGAATACTTTCCGTCAGCCTTACCGCCTGCAAGAATCAAAGCCTTGAACAGAGCGATTCCCTCTGCGGTTGCAGGAATTGTCACAAGGTTGCCAGCGATACCTGTTGTCTCGTCAGCAAGTGCTGTAACTACACCAGTAGGCATCTTCGTGCCGGTACCGTAAATGAAAGCCTTATCGAGAGCCATTCCGATAGCCTGCATAAGAGCGTCTGTGAAGACATCGAGAAGATCGATGTCAGCATCTTCGATTCTTGCGTTGCAAACTGCGAAGAAGCCTCCGACCTTATAGCAGTCGAGCTCAACTGAACCGAAGCTGATGTCGAGTTCCTGAAGAGCGGCACAGCACTCGAGCCAGATAGCCTCGGGAACAGCACCCTCGACAGGCTGTCTTCCGTCACGCGTTGTGAACGAAGCTCTTACTCTTGAGTAGAGCTTAGAATACTCGATGACATTCTCGCGAATGAGATCGAACACGGTCTCACCGATGAAGACTTCGGCGCCTGTGACAGTTCTCTTCTCCTTGATGAGGGTCCTGATCTCGGAGAGTGTCTTCTGGACATCCTCACGAGCAACAAGAGCAGCTCTCTGCTCAATGGTCATAGAATTGATGGATCTTGTCTTGAACATGTGGTTGTTTGTCCTTTCTTCTGATTTGATGATTGTTCCTTCGTGATTGATCACTACGGGAGTCTCGGGAGTAGCGACGGGAGCGGCTGCTCTCTGCTGTTCCTCGACTTTTGCGAGCTCGGCTTCCATAGCCTCGACTTCGTTCTCGAGATCTGCGATCTTCTGATCGTTCTCTGATTTCTCATCCTTGAGAGCCTTATCATCAGCTTCATAGGACTCGACAGCCTCGGCGACAGCAGCCTGCTCTTCTTCTGTGGAAGCTTCCTCAATGGACTCGGCGATCTCGGCTTCTCTCTTCTTGAGCTCTGCCTCGCGAGCCTCGAAGTCGGCTGTCGCAGCTCTCAACGCTTCGATTTCCTTCTTCTTGTCATTGATTTTCTTCCTGAGCATCAATGCTTTCAGCATCTTTGATTTCCTCCTTTGTGGAATTGATTCGAGACCTCATCTCTTCCTTCCACGCATCGAGCTTCCTTTCCTTGAGGGCGGAAGCGTCACGCTGACGGGCGGAGACGTTAGTCTCTTCGTATGCCGGGAACGTGCAAACAGATACTTCGTAGAGCTTCACGTTCTGAATCGTCCAGTGAATAGATCCATCAGGTCCGAAGTCGGTTTCTTCGCTGAGAATCTCAAATCCTATCGAACACTGACTAACATCGCCACGCTTGACTCGCGCATATGTGTTCATGGCATCGGAATCGTTCGGATTGATTCGAATGCGTCCCCACAAGCCTCGCGAGTCAATTTTCAACTCGAGCGTACTGACAGTGGTTCTGCCAAGAACGAGCGTCGTGTCGTGATTGGTCAGTGCTCTGATATCGTCCGAGATCGTCTCATCGAACGCTCCCGGAGCGATGGACTCAGAAGCTCCATCCCATATCTCATAGTTGCTATTAAAAACAGCGAAGTAGCCTTCGATGATCGGCTCTTCGCTGTCTTCCCTCGTCGTAAATTCACCCGAACGAAGCTGCAAGACTCTCATGTTCGGATGTTCCTCGAATAGTGTTCTATTCTTACTCATTGTCATTCCCTCCGATTAACTTCGATTGATTGGCTGACATATCAGCCGGGATATAGTTCTCAAGAACCTTGAACTCATCGAGTCCCTCGTGGGGCTCGAGGTTGAGTCTGTCTCTTGCTTCGTTGCCCGATACCCAGCCACGATCGCCAAGAGCCGTGAAGACAGAAGTGATCGTCGTGATATCCCAGTCGAGAAGGGTCCAGTAATTGCCTCTTACATACCAGCTCGGTGACAGAATCAGTCCCTTCGTGAGTGTCTGCTGGATCTTCTCTACGACGTGACGAACAGTCGTCTGAATAAAGTTGTTGTATTGTTTCTGGTTGAACTCGCCAATGCCGATCATGAACGACGGAACGCCGACGATCGATGCAGCCGCTTCCTTATTCAGCTTCACCGTGTCAGCAATCGCGAGGTCCTGGAGAGTGAGAGGCTTGACGGATGAGACTTCCATCTGTTCAGCCGGGAGAACCCACGGCTCGCCTTTTCCGGTCGTGACAAGATAATCATCGACAATCTTCTTCCTTCCTTCCGGCGATGCCAGTTCTTGGCCGACACCCTGAATCTTCACGATGATCGGCGGCTTGTACTCAGAAGCCATGAACGCTTTCTCCGTGTGTGAAGCCTGCTTCG